AAATGGATTCACTGAAAAGAAACTTGCTCCAACATCTATCAAGATGTACCTTCGTAATCTGGAAAAACTAAATGATGATATGCCATTGAAGAATTTAAACTTTTTAAAAGAAATTCCTACAATTGAACAAAAGTTGTCAAAATACAAGGAGAATACCAAGAGGGGTTATTTGATTTCTATTGTTTCAGCATTATCGCTGGACAAGTCAAATAAACAAAAACAGAAACTCTACGACGATTATTACAGATTAATGATGGATAAGAATAAGGAACTCAAAACAGTAGAAGCATCTGGGGAAAAGACTGATACTCAAGAAAAGAACTGGATTACGTGGGAAGAAGTTTCTTCAAAGATGAAAGAATTAGAAGATAAGGTCAAATCGTTTGCTGGTAATAAAGAAATCAACGAACATCAGTATAATGTCCTCTTACAAGAGGTCATTCTTTCTCTTTACTATTACAAAGCCCCACGTCGTAATGAATATCAAAAGATGAATATTGTCAAGACCGATTCTGGTTTACCCATTGATACGAATTACTTGGATTTTGACAAGAAGCAGTTCGTCTTTAATTCCTATAAAACTGCAAAGAAAGAAGGACAACTTAAAGAAGATATTCCCGCTGAACTTCAAAGTGTAATTACAACGTATTTGAAATTTCATCCATTGCTGAAGGGTAAAAAAATTATCAAGGGAACGAATGTCCCTTTCTTAGTGTATTATGATGGAAAACCTCTTTCACAGGTGAATGCAATTACACGTATACTCAACAAGACGTTTGGAAAGAAAGTAGGCTCTTCAATGCTTCGTCATATCTATTTGTCCAGTAAATACGGAAAAGTCGTGGATGAAATGAAAGAAGATGCTAATGCAATGAGTCATTCAGTAGATATGCAAAAAGATTATATCAAGAAATAGAATGGAGGGTTGGAACGTTTGGAACGTATTTTCATTTTCAAAAATTTCTTTCCAAGAAAAATTTTAGAGAATAAAAATTTATAGACTTTAAGATTTTGGTTCCAAACGTTCCAATGTTCCATTTATCAATTTATAAAAATTGATAAACTACGGTAAAATAAGATTTTTTTTATTTTATCTTGATATAATATAAAATGGCGTTTGATTGGGATTATAATTTCGGACGAGAACAGGAAATTGTTTTACTTCCACGACTCAATGAGTTCTTTAAGGATGATATTAAACCAACAACTGATAAGTTCCACAAGTATGATTATGAAGGCAATAAATACGTGTATGAAATGAAAAGTCGTAAATGTAAGATGGAACAGTATCCAACTACTCTTTTACCCGCAGATAAGGTAATTAAAACAAAAAAGCAAATATTTCTTTTTAATTTTACAGATGGTTTATATTATATTGAATATGATGAAGACGTTTGGAAGGATATTAAAGTTGCATCTTTTCGTCGTTTTCGTATTGGAGTAAATGACTTGGAGAAACCTTATTATCATATACCCACTACACTTTTAAAGAAGATTTTTTAAACTTTAATTCATACTTTACCACGAAACTCTGCAACAGTAGTAAAGTCTGCACCTCCAAACTCCCAATGAATACCGTTTTTCCCATCTTTGGGATTGCTATTTTTTTTTCTAAAACCCATACTTCCAAATACAACTTTTCCACCGTGTTTCTTTTGAAGTGCAAATGCGGTTATATGACATTCATTAGCACATAAATCATTAATCTTACGTTCCAATGCTTCATCAATATCAATATCTTTGCTCATCTCTCTTTCATAATCTTCATAAATTAATTCTTGAGGTAAGAAGGCCTTTTTTAGACTATTTTTTAGAGTCTTTTTAGCAAGTCCAATCATTACTGCTTGAACTAAAGGCGGGGCTTGAACATAACACATTTCACCCTTGCATTTCCAGAATTTTTTAATATAATCATACTCTGAGAAATAGATGTCAATATTTTTTCCATCTTTCTCTACCCAGAAGTGGCCATCAAATTCTTGCATTGATTGTTCTTCCATTGCTTGTGGTTTGCTTTGTTTATTTTATTTTTTTTCATTTTTTTGAATCAATTTTATTAACAGCAAATCACAAATGGAACATTGGAACGTTTGGAACGTTTTTTCATTTTGAAAAATTTCTTTCCAACTTTTTTTTTAGAGAAAGAAATTTTATAGACTTTGCGATTTTGCCTCCAAACGTTCCAATGTTCCATATCAAGTATTTCAATTTAAAAAACTTGATAAAAAATGAAAATTAAAAAAATAAATAACTAATATACAAAATAATGTCATCCACTATAAGTCATAGTATAAAAGGACGTGAAAAGTCAAGTGATGTATTCTATACACCAGAAACATTAATGAGAGAACATTTACAATTAATTATAGAGTATGTTAAAGATGGAGATAAATGGTATGAACCTTTCTATGGAGGAGGAATTTATTATAACGCATTTCCTACTGAAAATAAAGTATTTACAGAAATTGCTATGGGAAAAGATTTTTTTGAATTCAAAGACAAAGTAGATGTGATTGTAAGTAATCCACCATACAGTATGATAGATAAAGTTTTAGAACATTCTGTTTTACTGAATCCACGTGTCATTTCTTATCTTATTGGAATGGGTAATTTAACTGCTAAACGGATGGAATATATGAATCAACAAGGATACGGACTTGCTAAACTTCATATGACAAAGGTATTCAAATGGTACGGAATGTCTTTTATTGTTGTATTTGTAAAAGATTCTGAAAATTGTATCTCATTTGACAGAAAGGTTCATAAAACAACTTAAAGGAATATTTTCGTCTTGCTCTCTTAAATAAAATTGATTTACAAAAAATGAAAATAAAAAAAAAGATATAGAAAATCATCTTATAACACTTACAATGTCTTGCGAAGAACAACACGCCTATGAATGTATGATTTCCTTGTTTTATGGAAAGGTATTTGGATTGGTACCCCCCTCTATGATTGAAGAAATACAAAAAAAATTTAACGAAACAGGTGTTGAATTTGATACTCATTGTGTAGAACAAGAAGGATGGGATAATATAGAACAAGTCTACGAATTTGCAGAAATGATAAAAGGTATGTCAAAAAAAGAACGAACAAAGTTTATGGCTCGTTGTCCTTGTCGTGTTCCTGAATTAAGAAAGTTTATTAAAAATGAATTAAAATGAAAATAAACAATTTAATAAATATTAAAACAACTTAAAGGAATATTTTCGTCTTGCTCTCTTAAAAAAATGATTATCATTTTTTTATAAAATTGATTTTCTAAAAATGAAAATTAAAAAAAGAAACAGTATGGAACGACTATTATTGAATGATAAATTCCTTGTAGAACAATCTAATAAAATCACTAGGATACTAATAAATTCACCAGAATGTTCGATTGATATGGTATGTAAGGTTGTGAAATGTTATCAAAAAAGATATAGTGTTATTAAACAATTCAGTCCAGAACTTGCTTTACAGTTTGACGCAATTACATTCTGGAAAGTATCTTGTCCCAATTATCATTAATTTTATATTTTAAAAAATATAAAATAAATTGTATGGAATATTTTCGTCTGATTAGTCATCATCGTCGTCTGCACACAACCACATATTATGCTCAGTCATTATAATACTTGGATAATTTTTGAAATAGCACGCCCAGCGAGTCTTCATTTTCTTTAACTTTTTATTAATATTTTTATCCAATCCAAGATAATCGCAAAGTAAACGTTTCATACCCACACCAGACCCTGAATGAGGAAACCATATCACTGAATGTGATTCATTAAGAACACGGCGTGTATCCTTTCCAGCAGTAGGTAAATGATTTGATATACAAACACTGCTCTTTGTATGCCTTCCTGTCTCCAACAAAGCATTAAGAACTTGATAAACACTCTCTCGTAGTTTCTTATCTCCAATGACATCTATATCATCAAAAATAACCATTGAATCTTTAAAGTCATCTACTCCTAATGGGTCAGAAATCATTCGTTCATCAATACAAATACGTTTAGGTTTAATAACGTCTAATGATTCATCTTCACTCAAGGCGGAGAATACATAAATCTCATTGTTTGGAAATACCTTTTTATACTGTTTACAATAAGATGCAATGTAGGTTGATTTACCACTACCAGATGCTCCTGTAATGTAAGAAATAGTACGCTCAGTATGTGGATTTACTGCTTGTTGGAATTTTTGGTCTGCTGGTAAATCCAACTTACGAAATGCTCTTGTAATATCATCTTCTTCTTTTTCATCCGTTGAAATACTTACAATTTTATTTTTATTCTTTGTACCACCTTCAATAAGAGCAAGAGGTCTACCAACCTTGTCAAAGTTTAGGGACATTATTTACTATATACCAAGTTTATATTTTTTTGAGTAAAAAATCATTAAATAATTCTGACCCTTCGTCCATCAACAATCTCATCAACGTGTTCTTCTCCTCCTTCTGTCTTCTCTATAAAATATCTCTTACCACTATTCTGATATTCTGCTCTTTCTCCTCTTACTAAATTTGCAAAGGTTGGAATAGGATTTTCACTATCAATTGCTCTCTTGAAACGTTGTCTTGCTGTACCTAATGCTGTTTTGGTTTCTCCTGCACCATATCCTTCATTCTGAATGATTTGTAATACTTGTTGTCTCTTTGCTAAGCCATCTTTCTGGTAGTATGCAGTAGCCAAATTATACAAACGTCTTCGTCGGTCTGCGTTTTGAACAGGAGCAACAGGAGCAACAGGAGCAACAGGAGCAACAGGAGCAACAGGAGCAACAGGAGCAACAGGTGCAGGAATAGGTGCTTGTTCTGATTCTTGAAATGCTTCATATAAATCGGCAATGGTATGTAGTCCTACCATATTCTTACCATTAACTCTTGCTTGTGGCTCAAATAAAGGAGCATTGAGTTTGAGCCAATCGTGGAATCGTTTGAGTTCTTCATCTCTTTCTTGTTTCTTGGTTAATGTAAGAGCATTTTGTGTAGCCTTGGGAAGTTTCTGAATATCCCAATCTTTAAACTTTGATTCGTTGATTTCTTCAACACGTCTTTTCTTACTTGCTCTACTTACAAGATTACTTTTTTCTCCAACTTTATCTTCGTATTTTTTTATAACTTCAGGATTATTACTATTTTTCGCATTCAATGCTCTCATAAAATAATACCCTCTTGAAGCACCTCCTTCTATACCTTGACCACACGTATCGCATACACCAGAGCCTTTCCAGATAGGATGCATATCTTGTCCAAAATCAACTTCCAAGTCGTTAGGTTCACCTAAACCAATGAGTTTTTTCAATGCTCCAAATTTAAAACCTCCTTTCATATTTCCACCTTTCTTCTTTCTGTTAAAATAATCACTAAGACCAGCAACTGCAAGTCTCTTAATACCTTCTTTTGCACCTTCTTTTGCTTGATTTATCACATCCTGTGGAATGGCATTAAATACATCTCTGGCTGTAGAAAATGCTCTCGTATCTCTATTCGCTTGGTCGTTGAATTCAGCCTGTGTTTGATTACCTCCTGATTTTCCATATCCAAGAGCAGTTAATCCTGCAACACCAGCCATCCCCATAGGTGTTCCTGACAGAGCCATCAAAGGTTTGAGAACATATTTAGAAGCAGGTTCAAATACCATATTAAATCCACGTTTAAAATCATCCCAGAACCCTTTTCCTTGTAGGCGTTTCCTTCCTGAAAATTCACGATATAATTTCTTCAGCATAGCATTGCTGGGCTTCTTTTCTAATCCTTTCTCTTTAAGAAACATCATAAACTTCTCCATATCATTCTTTCCAAATCCCAACTGATACATTCCTTCTGATGAGGAATAGGGTAAAGGAATTTGAGGTCGTCCAGAACCTTTCGTATCCATATTGACAATATCGCTTTCTGTATCTTCTTCATAACGTTCTTTTGCTTCTTTACCATCATCGTATCCTCTCGCCCAGACTTCTACCAGATTGTCTTTAAATTCACTTGGTGCTTCTCCATATTTTTCTAAGGCCCAGCCTGCAAGGAACCCACTCTTGTATGCAGCAATCTGTGGCATATACTTTTTACTTACACGAGAACCAAAATGCATATGTAAATTGTCTTTTAATGCTTGTTCTCTATTTTTACCATTGCCTGAAAGCTTATCAAGAGTTGCTGCTATATCTGTTGCTCCTACTGCAATTTTCTTGACATAGTCTGGTAATTCATCAATAATTCCACCTATATTTTGATAAATAAACTCTTTCGCTTTATCATCATAAAGACCTTGACCCTTTAACAAAAAACTAAGAAAATTTTGGCAATTATTATTACCTGCATCATAAAGAAAAAATTTATTATCTCCTGCATCTTGACGTGCTTTCTCCAACATTTGATTCAGAGTAAATGATTTACCATTTAAAGGAATTTCTTGAGATTCAACTCCTTCACCGCTAGGAATATTCTTTGTAATTCCTATTACTTCATTCTTTTCAACGTTTAATGGTTCACCTTTGACTACACAGATTAAACTTGAATGAAAAAATTTATCAAAACCATACTTTTTTACCAATTGGTTATATTTGCCTAGAGAAATTGCATTCAGAACTGCTGGCAATGTAGCCGAAAGAGGCTTCCTATAGGCAGTTATTTTAGTAATGTATCCATCACCATATTGCTCAAGCATTCGTTTTGTGGCATTATTATAACCAATACGAGGACTAAAAACATCTTTTACTTTATTAACGACATTTCCTGCTTGTTCCTTTAAGTAATCGTATCCTTTCTTAAAGTAATCAAAGAAACCTCTTCCGCTAAGAGAAGCATATTGGGGTTTTAGTTCACCAAAGACTAATGTGATGTCCTTGTTAATTTTCTTGCTACGAAACATTTTTGTGAATTTTGTTTTTGGGTGAACACGAAAATGATAAGATGTTTTTGTATCAATACGTTTAGCGTCCTTTTTAATAATATCTTTCGCCATTTTTTCTGCATCATTCGGGGAAACTGTTTTTTTAATAATGACTCCTTGAAGAGCAAAAGGCTTATCTTCCATTTCTGCTGGATGACCTTTACGAACCATTTTATAATAGTAAAGATTTTATTTTTTTTGTGATGTTATTATAAAGATGACAAAGAAGAAACAACCATCCGCTGAACTTAAAGAAATCATAGCAGACCCTTTAGATGATAGTGAAATTCGTCATTATTTACCGAATGCAAAGATTGTAAAATATAATGAACTAAGTAGATACAACTCAATCAACCAATTTCTCCCTCAAGAAACAGATTATGCTATTATTTTGTATGAAGATTCTCCAAATCAAGGACATTGGGTCTGTTTAATGCGGTATAATAAGGGTAAAACAGGAACGATTGAATATTTTGACCCCTATGGAAATATGTTTGATAAACCATTGGAATGGACTCCGTTAGAAACAAGACGACAATTGGGACAAGGGAAAAAATTATTGACACCATTACTTGATTGCTGTACACAAAAAGTCATTTGGAATCCCGTTAAATACCAGAAAGAAAGTTCTTCTATTAATAATTGTGGTCGTCATTGTGTGTATCGTATTTTATGTCTACTGAAAAAGGGTATGGATTTGGAAGAATATTTTAAACACATTAGAGAAATAGAGAAACAAACAGGCTATGATGCAGATGGAATTGTAAGTAGTCAAATTGATATAACATAAAAAGATATTTACAAGATACTTACTTGATTTATTATTGTAATAAATCAAAATGGAACATTGGAACGTTTGGAACGTTTTTCTCAAAGTCTAAAAAAAAATATTCTACTTTTTATTTCTTGGAAAGAATTTTCTGAAAGTCTAAAAACCCTCCAAACGTTCCAACCCTCCATT